CTTTGACGGCGGTACAAGGTCAGAGGCGTTGTCTACACAATAAAAGTCATGCGGCCATTTGGCGTACTTTGCGAGATAATCCCCCATTGCATCAGCCCGCTCTGGCATGTTGTAATTCGTGAGGATTACGGCTACACGTTTCAGCATTGTTCACCTCGTAAGTATTCCAGGTATCTTTTCACGTCACCACTGCACAAGGTGATACCCTCATCCATCGTGCGCTTGCGTCCCCTCACAAATCGCGGCTTGCCCTCCTGCATCGTTTCGATCCAGAAGTACAGCACAATATCGCGCTCTGTCATTTCTTCGATTGCCTTGATTACGTCACTCACTTTTCACCTCTGACAAATGCGTCTCAATGTCAGCGAGTACCGGCTTCCAGTATTTCTCGGTCACCTTATCCGCGTCATATGCTAAAGCGCCATCCCTTGCCCGGCTGCGATACTCGTTGTTTCCCCGCATTTCGTAAGCCTTGAGCATCCGGTGTACTACAGCGTCCACTCTTACGCGGTACTGGAACGCATCGAAGTATTGTTGATATACCGGGTCGGCTTCTGCCTTCGTGATCTTCCATCCGCTAAAGCACAACTCGCCCATGCTCGTCCATTCGCCGGTAATAACCGGGCAGCCGCAAGCCTGCGCTTCAATGAGCGGTATGCCAAAACCCTCACCGAGAGATACCAGCACCATCACGTCCATAGCGTTGTAGATGTCCACCATGTAAGCATCTGGTATTCCTAACTGGTTCTGGTACTGGTCAACAAAAGCAACGTCAACGTCATCGTCAAGGCTTCTGCAATCTACTATTCCGGTTTTCAGTCCCATGACTTTACAAAACTTCTGTAAATCAACGTGATCCCCAGTCATTGAGCCGTCATTTGTGTGGAGGTACAGCAGCGCGTCAGGGTGCATCTTGTGGAAGGCGGCAAACGCGGAAATTACCTCGTAGAAACTTTTACGCGGTGGTATTCCCTTGTTCGCTGCGACCATTCCAACGATGAAGCGTTGTTCTGGCATCCCCAGCCGTCGCCGTGATTCTTTGCGGTCTAACGGCTTGAATACTTTTGTCTCTACTCCGTGAGGAACGTAGTACACGTCCAGCCCCATTGCCTCTGCCTGTTTCTTGCCGTACTTACTCATGACAATAGGTTTCTTCGCCTGCTTGACCATCGCGTACACGTTCGACGGCATCGGTTCGCTATCTATCGGGAACCAGGGGAACCACGGTACACCTAAAGTATTTTCAGGCTGTACCACCCAAGCATCCATGAGGGTAATGATCGCGTTCGCCCCTGAATGTATGGCGTGCGCTCCGAGTATGTCCTGCCCGTAGGGGTGATTTCCTACCGGGTAAACAACCGTGCCATCGTGAAGCCACATGCGCCCACCCTGCAGGCCGTAAAACGCGGTAATACTCACCTGGTAACCTAGTTCCTTGATGCGCGGTACAAACACTTTTGTTTGATTGCCGTACCCAGTCGGTGCCCAGGGCGCGTTCGAGTGCCAGTTTAGGCGCAACTTCTTTTCGGTTGTTAAGGTGCCGGGTTCTGTTTGTTCTGTCATTGACTCCCTTTCAATGGCCTCCCTGTTGCGCGTGGCAGGGCTGGGAGGTTGCCTTTTCGAGTACGTAACTCTAGCCACGCGCTGCGTCATCCTACGATGACGTACCTACGACCTGCGCGCCGAAGTCGGGGCGATAAACGCCGTAAGCGTATTCCATGCTCGCGTTGAGTTCCCACGCTCCGTTGCCAGAGTATGAGGCGTCCCATTGCGGGTTGATGGTGAACGGCTGCCGGATGTCAAGCGCGATAGCCGGGCGTGAGAACATTCCACCAACTGCGGCAGTACCGCTTGAGATGTTGGCATCAACGAAGAAGTCAATGCCGGAGAAGGACGCCTGATACGCGCGCCCAACGGTTGAGTTCTTGATCGACTCGGACTGCATGAGAGTAGGCACACCGGATGAGGCTGATACCAGGTAGTACCATTGCATCGGGTGAAGCACGCACACATACGGCCCAAAGACGTGCTTTGAGCGTAGCATTGCCTGCGCATGGAAGATGTTCGCCCAGGTGATAGTCCCGCCCGTGGTGCTGCCAGCGGTTCCAGCGGTGAAACTGGAGAACAAGCTAGCCAGATTGGTGTCGATATGAGCTGCTGCGGTCTCACCAAGATAAATACCCGCTTCACGCTGCGCATTGGAGGGATCTGACTTGATACGCCGCTGGGTGATGATGGTCATTGACCCGTACACGGCAGGGGTGAGAGTTCCTCCAGCGGTTGCGTTGAACGACTGGGTAGACATGTTGGTTGACTCGTCAATTGCCGCAAAAGTACCACCGCTGTAAGAGCCGAAGATACGCGGAGCGCTGGATTGTGAGTCATTGAAAATAGTCACGTGCGGCGCGATGATGTTACCCTCTTGAGCGGCCATCAACGCGGTCTCGTACACGTTTGCGATCAGGGTAGAAATACCCGTGTAAGTTGATTCGTTAGCCATAAATTACTCCTGTGTTGGAAAGTTGACCCCTCCGCCCTTGAATATGTCCTGGTAATTGCCAAATAGACGGGCGCGTTTCTGCTCCTCTGTCTCCTGTGCATTACCGGATGGGTTCGTCGGGTTCAGCGTTGGGGATTGTTTTGATTGTGGGATAGCCTTTGAAAGTTCCTCGGCTTTTTTCTCGATGTCCTCGATTGTGTCGCCGGGTATCAGTTCAGCAACAGCGGCGGGTAGGTGGTATTTCTCGGCGGCGGTTCGCTGCATCTCACGGCGCGCCTGCGCTTTTGTCATTCCCTCTAACTCCGCGATCCGCTTCTGTGCGCGTTCAAGTTCAGTCATCTCGGCTTCCTTGCGCTTATCCTCTGCGGATTTCAATTCATGAAACTGCTTTTCAATCGGCTTTAGTGCTTTTACTTCGTCACGCAATTTGTTGATTAAAGCCTTCGCCCGCTCTGCGTCAAAAGGTTCTTCATGCGTGTTTTGTACCTCACCGGTAGATACCTGATCTACAGTTTCTGGTACGGGTGTGACCGTCTCGGTCACGTTGGTTGGCTCTGCCATTGTTAGTCATCTCCTAATAGTTTGTGTAGAGGCGTCTCGCCCCTCATAGTGCCGAATACTTCATCCTGGTAAGTGCTAGAAAGTTGGTCAAGGTTGAATTTGCCCTCCTGCCACGCATCGTATTTACTGTTACCCATCATCGAGCGCTGCGTAGCCTCGCTCTGTCCGTTGAACCAGTCAATACCTGATTGTTCTATCGGGTTCGGTTCCCCTTTCACCCAGGGCAGCATCGCGCATCGCCCGTTATGGTGATCGTCCGCAATCGCCCCCGCCTCGAATACCTGCCCGTGTAATGCCACACAAGACATGCACGTTAGATCATCCAATTCAGCGCACCATACCGAGCCTTGCAACACGTCTGAATTGGCACGCTGTAACTCGGAGTTTGATTGCCGGTAACTGTATAACTGTGTGGTTCGCATTATCCGCATCGCATCTGTCATACCAACGCCGTAAGCGTCGGTGATCCACTTGCCAATCGTGAGCGGGTTCTGTCCCAGCGCCACTTTCTCTAATATCCCGTTGGCGATCTGCGCGCCGTGATAAGCGGATAAGCCGTTCAGTCTGGCAAACAACGCGCCGTCCGGGTCAAGATACTGTGCAAGGAAGTCAAGCGTCATGTCACCCTTGACCGCGCTCTTTGGTACGTTCTTCGCCTCTACACCGAGCGCTAAAGCCAGCGCCCCGATCATGAGAACCTTGCCTGCGCTGAATCCGCGTTTTGCGCTCTCGGTTGCCTCTGTGGTGATCTCTGTGCGTAGGTAGGCTGAATAATCCGTGAGTTCATCGTTTATTGTGCTGATAAGGTTCTGATACGCCCTTGACCGCTTCACGGCTTGCGCGGTCATCGCGCCCTGCTTCTGCATGAGTTCGATCTGGTCAATGAGTGCCTGCTGTTGCGACTCCACACGCGTGTAAGTCATAGCGTAAGAACGCGCGATTCTTTCGAGTGCGTCCGCGTCCGCTCTTTCAGCCTGGCGTTTCAGCGACTCCCAGATTTCAAGGATTGGTTTAGGCACTACAACTCTTTATCTCGCTTGCCGCGGTTGCAATCAAAGCATAAAGTCCACAAATTATTCATTACATTTTTTCCACCCTT